AAAGCAAATTCGTCCAAAAAGATGACGTTGTATGACCCACCTCGGACAGCTGAAGCGGAAGTTGAAGCAGCAAGTATTTTAGATCCATTTTCTAACTCTAATGATCCTTTGTTCCATGCCAGTATACCCTGTTGCATCCACTTTGGCAAGTTCTCATATGCAAGTTGTAGTCTCCCTAATAAATCTCTGGCAGTAGAGGCCTTGTTTGCCAATATAGCAATATTAACGTTATCATTAAAAACTGCATAATGTAAGAGATAAGATACAACTGTAGTGGATTTACCCGTCTGCCGAGGCATTTTACAGATGTTAAAACGGTTTTCATGGAAGTTACGCACTAATTTCTCTTGAAAGGGATAAAGATTAAAATTAACTAATCCCTCATCAAGTGAGACTATCTTTATATATTTTTTTGCAAAATATACAGGGTCATGTCTACATGCAACAAATTCTAAAATTTGTTCTTGTGTAAACTCAATTGGAGTATTGGCTTTCTTTAGATTTGGATTGCCAAGATATACATTATCAATTCCCATAATTAAATCATAAATTTTTTGTCGTGATCAATTGTTTTTTGTTGTAACTCCAATACTTTTTGTAAATTTTCTATCTTCTTCTTTAAAATCTTGTTATCCTCTTGTTGTCTGGAGGATTGGTTCTCCGGGGTCATGACTGGATATTTGGTAATTATAGAGTTTAGCACCGGGATAAACTTTCTGCATCTGTACCTGTACTTCTCTACGGGATGGTTTTCTGACTGAAGGGAAAAACATTTTTATCATGTAGCTTGATCCTCTCCATGCCAAGTATACGTCTATTATATTTCCTACCTTATTGTAGTCTGGTAATTTAGTTGCCTCATCTATAGGGTCTATGTATTTTATGTTAGATTTTGGCGACTTCATCGGTTCTGGTTTGATGATGTCAATAAACTCGAAACGCAGTTTACCATTAGCGTCTTCGACTTTTACGCCAGCGTGTTCTAGTGCGGTAATCTGAGATGGTGTCATGTTTACGAGTTATCGTGTTATTATTTAGTCAATTTGACATGCATCAGATAGATCGGTCGCCATATTTCCACCTATTTCTGCACCTTCATTCATTCCTATCATCGTCGCAGCACCAGCAAGAACCCAACCAACAATGGGGACATTGGCAAGAGGAGCAGCAGCAATAGTGCCCACACTACCGCCGACAATTCTTCCTGTTTGCTCTCCTCCTCCTTGTGCTTTAATGCATTCTGCTTGTGCTGCACTGATCTTATTTTGGTTACTACCTCCACCTATGTGCTCAGTGCCTAAGATAGTATACTCTTCTACAATTCTTGTTTTATTATTTCCTAAACCAAGAAATCCTGCTTTCTTGTTTATGTCTTTCTGAACCGTCATTACTTTCGGATCGTTCGCCCGATATTTAATTTCATAACCTTCATGTCCTGCTCTTACCTCATATGAAGTATATGGGCCAACAGGTAAATTAATTTCCGGCAAAGTTTTTCGATTTGCCAGTAAACCAATCATACTAAAGTGTGATATGCCTAATAAAGCACCAACACCAAGAGCAAACCACTTTAGTAGTCCTTTCTTATTTTCCATTCAATTCATGATACGGTATATTATATATCTAAAACTTTATCTCCAATGTTCACGTTATTTTTTTCAAACCAACCTCTATTTACTTCAAGAGCGTATAAAGCATTGCAGTCAGATGAAACTGGGATAGTTCTCAATGGGTGTAATTCTTTTATATTTTCTACGATTCCCTCCTCATTTATAAAAGCCACATCAAGAGGAATAAGTGTATTTTTCATATGAAAATACTTTTCTCCAACTTCTTCAAAGATGAATAACATTCCAGTATCTGCGTCAAGACTTTCTTTAAACATTAAACCTAAATCAAACTCAGTTTGATTCTCTGGAATTATTACTCTAAGGGGTAAGTTGACCACCTCTTCACCCATGCCACCGCCATTACCGCCACCATTACCGCCGTTACCATTTCCACCGTTGCCACCGTTACCACCATTCCCGTTCCCATTTCCATTGCCATTACCGTTGCCATTTCCATTACCGTTTTTACCTCCGTTTTTGTTTGTAGGTCTTAGCATTCCACCATATCCAACACGATACCCGTTGGGAATCTTCTTACATTTTTTGTCATTAAAACAATAATACTGTCCCGGTGGGCATGATTTTGGGGCAACACTTTTAGCTGCCTCCTCGATAAAACGATCTAAACTTTTCATTTTAGTAATCCTTACACTCTAGTTAGGGTTTTGGTTAATTTAAAAACAGTTGACGAATCAGTGGTTGGAGTCGCTCTAACTCTAACATTTCCCGAATCAATATCAGCATCAAAGGTCGCAAGAGATGCACCTGTCCTTATCGTGCCAAATTCACTCAAATAAACAGTTGTTCCGTCATGCAATACATTAAGTGTGGTGACATGATAATTTGACCCTTGTGAAATTTGTATTTGGTATTGGGCAGAGCGAAAAGTAGCAGCAACAAATGTGTCAATATTTGAAACACTTGTAGTTGTCGTTGTTGAAGTAGCTGCCTCTATTGCAATTATGGGAGTTATACTACCAGCACCAAGTTCAATCCCACTTCTTGCAGTTACAACACCAATTGAATCAACAAAAGTTACATCATCATACGTAATAGTTCCTGCAACTGATATGTTACCACTAATTTCTGCATTACCACTTACAGTTAAGTTACCACTTATATTTCCACCACCACCAAGAGCTGTGCTTGCAATACCTACCCATTTATCACCATTGTAAATTAAAAGTTGGTTTGTTCCTGTGGTTTGATCAAATGTAACATCATCAAGATCTTTGATAAATCCTGCACCACCACCACCAATTGATGCAAGTTGATATTGAACTCTTTCTACAAATAATTTGTAATGTTTTTGTAATTGATCAACAGTAACAAAGTTTTGATCTATTGGTGTTAATGGATCTTCGTTATCAGTCTCTGGTGGCTCTGCGAGTAATGTGCTTTGTTCATCCAACTCCTCTTTTAATATTTCTTGTTTACCTTTTAACTCTTCAACGATTCGATATAACTCAGAAATATTAGTGGTATTATAATCATGATGGTTATTTAATTTCTTTATGTCCTTTGTTAAATCACGAATATTTTCATCATAGTATTTTGGTTTTGGTAAATTCGATATTTCATCAGATAAATCATCAAAATATCCTTTTGATAAATCCCTCGCTTCTTTGTTTTTAAGATTAAACTGTTTTACTTCTTCATCAACTCTTTGTTTAAGTGTATTAAATTGACTTAATATTTGTTTCTTAAGTAATCTATCATCATTCTTAAATTCATGATGATGATCCCATACTCGAATGACAGTTTCTTTTATCTCTTTAAGTATCTTATCTTTTGTTTCTTGTAGTTTATCACTTACCTTGTTTATCTCGACTCGATTATCAAAGTCTTTTGTTTCAATGTTTTCAGTTATATCTTGAACTTCACGATCAATACGATCACAAATCATTTGTACTTTGTCATCCACCTTAACAAAGTCATCATCAATTACACTAAACGTTTTACCTATCCATGAAAAATCAGGAACTTCATTTACCTCGTTTACCCATTTTGGAAACTTTGGTATTTCAGACCTTACTAGATCAATTTGTTGACATATAGCTTCAATCTCTTTGTCATAATATTTAACTTCTGGAAGATTAATTAAATCTTCATGAAGATTACTAATACGATCTTCAATGGATGATACTTGATCATCATAGTATTTTGGTTCTGGTAATTCTTTTATCTCCTCCTTTACTTGATCTATTTGCTCACAGACAGCTTCTATATCCTTATCATAATATTTTACCTCTGGTATTTCTTTTATTTGTTCTAATATTGACTCTAACTCTTTATCATAATATTTTATCTCAGGTATTTCTGGTATATCTTTTCTTACGTCACTTATCAGACGTATTATCTCTGTTAAATCTTGTTGTCCCTCTTGAGTTATATCTTCTTCAATTGAACAAGGTGCTGTATCAACAATCGCCGTATTTCCTACCCCTACACTCATGTCAATGTAATCATCAACTGATGGTAAATTATTTTCAACAATAAGTTCGTCTACTGAGGGAAGATTACTTTCATCAATGATGAAATCTTCATAAGACGGTAATTTTTCCGACATTTTATGAGTAAATATTACTTTGGGATTCCTCTCCCTGACTTATTTATTCTCTTTATTAAGTCCAGACTTAAGTATCTTTGATAATTCAGATGTTGATCCTACGAACAATGCGTTATTAACTGTAGATGGCCCTTTTGCTTCCTCCTCTTTATTAACATCCTTGAGTTTTTTCTGTAAATCCATCAATTTATCAGTTGCGTCAGAGACACTCTTAATAAGTTGTCCTGCAACCTCATAAGCCCTTGGCATTTCACTATCTTGTGCTAGTTCTAGTATTCCGTTTATTGCCTCTTGCCCTTTTTCTATGATGCTGTATAAATTACCTCTTGTATATTCATAATCTTTTTGAATATGATCCTCATGTGATTTGATAACTTTTTTTTGAACCTTCGATGTTTCAACAGGAACAATATCTGTTTCAACATTAAAAGTATCATTTAGATCATCAAATTTTGAGGTTTTCATGTAATTGTACCACTGAATCCAAAGTCATCACCCATCGGAATGACAGCACTATCAACACCCTCTCCATCTGAAGTATTGGTGTAATCAATGCCTTTAATGTCAGTTCCTCTAACATGTGATGTAGCGAGTGTAGAATCTTTCCCTCTCTCAACAGTGATTTTACTGCTAGATGAAGATATGGATTTTACTAACATCTCCTCATTATCTATAACAATGTAGAATTCATCTTTTACATTTGAAGTGTCATCAACTTTAAATGTCTTCTGTGTTGCATCAATATCCTCTGCTAAGTTAGTGACTACATCACCTGTGTAATCTTTAATAGCTCTTGGTTTTACAGAGTATGTAACATCTCTCTCAATACTACCTTTATTACCAGCAAGATAACGAACAGATACAGATTTGACAATTTCTGCTGTTGCAGAGGAGACAGGGCCAAATAAGTATGTTTTTGCTGTGAATCTTAATGTGTAATATAAAACTCTTCTTGACGTAAAATCACCTTCATATTCATCTTGAAATGATACATTTTCTAACACCACTGGAATATCTCTCTTCTCATTTATTTCTGATACAAGATTAACAGTTAAATTGTATGATGGTTGAAAAAACGGTAGAATTTGTTCAACAATCTGTAGAGCATCATCATTCAATTTGCACATTATATTTAAATCAAATTGCATATTATAAGGAACAGGCATAAACACTTTTTTAGTCGTGTTTTCTGTGACTGGATCTTTAACTGTAATCTGTTGTGTTGTTGTTACTTTTCTTGATGGGTCATATGTCAAACCAGTAAATTCAAATGACATTCTGGGTAATGTCATTGCTACTGACTTATTTAAATTTGGTGATTGTTCTAACCTTGCTAAAAACTTTCCAATAGGCCCATAAGCAAGTGGAACTTTTGTTACTGATTTATTTCCATCAGAATCCGTGTGCTTAATAGAGAGATCATTAAACAACGTACCAAAAGAGATAATTGTCTTTCTAAATATTTCGTTGTAAAAATACTCAAACATTTTTGCACCTATACT